AGAAGCGGCTCCGGCACCCGCACCTGCTTCTGCGCCTGCGCCTGCGCCTGCCTCCGGTTCCGTAGATTTCTCGGATCTAACAGCCGTCCTCAAGCTTGCGCTCTCCAAGATCGCGGAGGTCGAGCTACAAGGTGAAATTGCGGTAGATGATAAGATTAAGAAGGTAGCTGAGCTACTCAAGGCGGATATTCGCGCAGCCGATCTGCCTTTATCTATTCGCATGGCCGCAATGGACTGGGTCAACGATGCTCTGCCCCACGTCATTAAGGCTGTAGATCTAGTTAAGGCGGAAGTCAAGAAGGCTGCTCTGGCTGAAGCCGATAAGCTCAAGGATGTTGCGCTGGCTGAAGTCCGCAAGTGCTGCCCGTCATTTTTTACGAAGAAGGTATAAATAAATGGCAGGATGTATGATGGATGCAGGTAAGCGCACGATTCGTCGTCGTGGGTACACTACGAAAAGGGGGGTGCATGTGCGTTCGCGCCGTGTTCGCGATATGGGCGCACCCGGCAAGTGGGCATCAAAACATGGACCCGGCATTGGACCTCTAAAAGAAGGTGAACTCGTCAAGAAAGGTTATACGGTAACCAAATCGAAGACGGCTCGACACACTGCGTTGCGTAAAGCGGTGCGTTCCTACGGCGCCCTGTCTACTTTTCGTAAACTGAATGCGGCGTCCACCTACACGAAACGTACCTCAAAAGGTCGCTCCAAAACGTTCAAGGCGGATCGCAATTGGGTAAAGAAATCCTTTATGTAATATAATAAATGGATCTGATCAGTTCTCTCATATCAGCCTTGCTGTTTGTGGCGTTCGTTCCCGGTGTACTTGTGACTCTACCTTCCAAGTCATCGCCCCGTACTCATATCATTATTGTCCACGCTCTTCTATTTGCCGTAGTCACGAGCCTTGTGATGCGGTACTACTGGATCAATATCAAGGGTTACCTTGAGAAGTTTGGTAACTTTGGAGCCGTGTGCCCGAACGGATTCGTTCAGCAGGGAAATGATTGTGTCCCAACCGGTCATGCGACATACAGTGTTGATTCTGGAAAGGTGCCGCAGCCGTCAGAATCTTCCCCTTAAATAGAATAAATGCAGAAGAAGTCTATTCTACTGCTTGTTGGAATAGCCGCTGCGATATTTGTCTTCGTGAAGTATGTGCTTCCACGCCTTGAAGGGTTTGCGAACCCTGATACGAAAGTAAATCCAAAGTGCCCGAAAGATTACACTCAGTGCCCTTCGGGAGACTGCATTGATTCCCGCGATCCTCACCAGACATGTGGACATGGAACTGACGCATACTAACGTACAAAACGGAATTAGTTTTGGTAAGGTATAGAGTCTCATTGCTGCCTTTTAACGACTACAACATGACTGATATGCTTATCGACATGAACGAGCACATGATGTCATCCTGCTGGGGTGACGAGGCAATTGCCGACACGCAGACCGATACGGTTCAGCTTGTCGTCAACAATCACAAGAAGCTCACGTGGGGTATCCCGCTAGAGCGTGTTATGGAGTTTCCTGAGGACGGTGAGTCGCTTATGAAGTACATGGATGTGTGTTCAAAGAAGATGGAGAATCTCGCGAAGGAGCGGGAGAAGTTTAAGGATATTCCTGAGGCGGTTAAGTACATCGAGCACATTGCGCTGGAGAAACGTATTTGGACCAAGAAGCGAAGCGAGTACGCTGAGCATTATCTTGAATCTGATCTCGCGATTGCCCATGAGATGGGAATCGGTGACCTACAGGCTGAGATAGATGCCGCTAAGATGGCGGGTGACTATGAAGGATATACGAACATGCTTTCGAAGATCGAGTATCTTCGCAAGACGATGGCGCTGTACAAGAAATGGGCTGGAGACAGTAAAAAGCTCGATTGAGCATAAAACTATAAACGGAGTTAGGATGGAAACATCCTCTCCAATTTTTTAATTTACCATCCAGGTGGTTCCTTGTGTTCCGCCTGACGTTCAAGATACCGCGTCTTGACGTTCTGGGGTAAGAAGTGTTTATTGAGTACAGCTTCTACAACAGACGGGTCGAACTGCTTGCATGAGAAAACATCTAGATACATATCATTGGACTCTTCTACAAAATGGGCGGTGATATTTGACGTTTCAATAAGCTGAACAAGTGTGTATCCTTTCTTATTGCCTGTTCCAAACATTACGATTTGTGGCTTGCCGTAGGCGACCATGTCGATACGCTTGACAAGCGTGTGAGTAAACTGTTCAATATTACGGGCACAACGGATGGAGCTGGGAACGCAGTTGGCAGCATCTACGATGAGATGATACCCCCAGCGACTAATCATTGATATGTTCTTGAAGAAGAAAATAATGTGAAAGCCTTATCACTTACGACGAGGCTGGCGATGAGTCTTGCGAGTCTTACGCACCCGATTCTTGCGCTTCTTACCACCCCTACCACGACGAACGGTCGTTGGGGCAAACATTTTTATGTCAGTTTTAGGAGGAAGTGGTGGAACTCGAAAACGCCGAGGAATATGGGATTGGTCTAAAGGTAAACCATATCCACTCATTTGATTTTTATCTCCGAAGAAAGTATATCGACATGTGGTGGATGGCTCTTTACGCTGCTGCGCTTTTCTTCGTGCTGACACCTGGCATTGTTCTGTCCTTACCCCCGGGCGGATCAAAGACGACGGTTGCCCTCACCCACGCTGCAGTGTTTGGCGCAGCTTGGATGCTCACGCACAAGCTGGTGTGGAAGGCGGTCCATTAAACTACACAGATCGAATAAACTCCCACTTCAAATAATCGCAAATCTTTTGCCAGATCGCGTCGTGAGAAATTAGACGGTCTCTAGATTTCAGTAGCGGAAAGTAAACCTTGTACTCATCTAACTCTAGGAGTTCAAAGAACTTATAGAGAATGTATGAATAGGATAAGAAATTTGTTCGGTCGTCAGGACAATAAATCAAAAAAGGAGCTTGAATTTCCTGGAACATGGCTCTTATTTTTTCTTCAATTTCAGGAGTAATTGTAGGGGGAGGGTTACCATTAAGTCTAGAAATAATATGAGTAGCATGTTCATAGTACTTTGATCTATTCAGCTTTTTTAGGATTTCGCGCATATCCTTTTCTGTCAATTCGGCTACGTTCTGAATACGGCGTTTCTTGATTTCCAGAACAACTTCGTTCATGACTTCATTGGGAATTATGGTAGACTCTTTTGCTTGAAACTGGTTCAGAATTTCGTTTAAGTGATTGATCTTCTTGTAAGCGTAATTGTTCCTCTCCTTAGGAGGATCACGAAAACTCGGCTGGTCGGAGACTACAAGCATGTATTCTTCCGACCCGCATAAAGGACATACTAGAATCCCTTCATCTGACGACTCTTCACGAGCAATATTGCACTTGTCGCAATGCTCAGTTACAGCCTTCTTGACTTCTGCGGGTTCGCCAGTATTCAGCTTCATTCGAGCCGCAAACTCGTCGAATAGTTTCTTTTTAGATGGAGCAGCATTTTCAGTCGTATTTTGGTGTAAATATTTAGCAAACGTGTTTTGATCAGTTGGGACTGTACTCTGCTGAACCTTTTCACCCGACCCATAATACTTCAACATAATGTCGGCATTTTTCAAGTAGTAATCAGTCAAAGGATTCGTTTGATCTAATCGTTCACTTAAGTCTTTGATTTCTTCGCGCATCTTGGACGCTTTCAGAATTTCAGGTAGAGATGCTGATTTATCTAGATTATCAAGCTCAGATTTCATAGAGTCTAGTTGAATACGCAATGAATCAATATTTGTGGTTTCGTCACGTATTCCCGTGACAATCGTTTGATGGACAGAATCCAGAGTTCCAGATACAACGTCCGCCTTTTTGGAAGACGTTGTTTCTCGCTGCTTCTTTATTCGGAAGATATTGTCCATCTTATTATGTCCTTCAATTGTCGTTTCCTTAAACTCATTATTTGCGAAAAAACAGAAGCGCTCCTAATGAAACCCATGCGATAATTGTAGGAATGAACGTATCGTTCGCAAACTCTTCAGTGGCTTTCACTTTAGGGCATTTCGATGAGTCTACGACCTTACATTTTGAAGCATCAAAATCAGGAGATAAATCGGGAGTTAGCCAGTTAAATGCTGATCCAGATGTTACGTCGCACTGGTAACATTTACAGGCCGGAGACGAGGATGCGGTCATAGAGTTCATTAAGTATACGGGATTCAGACCTCCAATATCTCCCAAAACACCTTCAACCAATCCTGCCTGCTTGTTACTGATGTAATTGAAGCGTGCTTGAATAGATCCGTCGGGAGCAGTACAGGTTCCGCCCGTATTCACCAAATACTGATCGCCCATTTCGCGGGTTCCCACTAACGTATTCACATAAGTGCCTACCGCACCTAAATTTGTGCCTAACTGACTAAACGAACCATCAGTTCCTACACCTAATCCGCCAGGACCACTGGGTTTAGGAACGTTATCCGCATAACTGTATTCTGGTCCCTTTATAGCTTCTTCGGCCGCCGGATCTTTATTTTTAACATCACCCCACAAGGAATTCAACCCGAGGTTCGCCATTGTGTTCTAAATGTGATTTTACTTGGCGCTTATATGTTGGATTCGTCAGAGCGCACGGACGCTGTTTCAGGATAGCTGAAGATGCTAACTCAAAAGAGTACCCGAACTTCTTACACACAAACAGTAAGGCTAAGAATCCCGATCGATTGACTCCACATTGGCAGTGAACGTAAATGTTTCCCGATCCGGGAGTACGTAAAAAGGTATTCATAGTCTGTTCAAATTTTGGATACCATTTCAGGATGTTTTCATCAATACTGTCAAGAGCTTCAAGACACACATAATTATCAGGATACTTTGTGCGAAACCACAGGGGACTATCTTTATCGAAAGCGCAGTTTATGACATGAGTAATATTGTTGGCTCGGACGAATCCTGGATTCAAGTACAGTCCGGGACCAAAAATGATATTTGTATGTATTTTTGCTGCTGGTTCATACTGCCACCCCCTTGTCCGTTTCAATAGCCAAGCCATTACTTCTAGTGTGCGTGAACATTTTAAACGAAAAACAATATTTAAACATTGTGTGAGTTAATTCAATCATAAGCCATGTCCGTGTTCACAACCCTAGTGTACGGCGACGATTCCAGCAAGCCTATCGCCAACTTTACGACCACGTCTCTCAAGGATGCCGCCTATGTCGTCAACGCTTACCTAGACACGCTGGAGAACGTAGATGTGACGAAGGAGTTTGTGAAGAGGCAGTTTGATGCTCCATATTATTTGTGCGATCAGCATCCTCCTCGTGCCGACGGCCGGCATTCGGTTCCCGATGTTAGTTTTACGTACAAGCAGCAGGAAGACTTTACGATGGAATACCGTGTTCATACCACGATTCACGATCACGTTTGCGAATGCCCAATCCATAAGAACCGGTCTTGAATAAATGGAAAACGAATACAGATTGAGCAATTAGGTAAACACTATAAACATTAAGATGCAGAAGTACAGTCCGTACTTCAACTCGACGCACCTGCATTATGCGAGTATCGAGAAGCACGGCAAGGAGATCGCGAGTTCCCGGAATAGGGTTGGCTCCCGATCTCGCGGATGTGGATATTCAAATCAAACAATACACGCTGAACGCGCAGTTGTGAAAAGTCTTGGTGACGTGTCACAACTTCGTGGTTGTATTTTGAAGGTAGTTCGTGTAAACAAACAGAATCAAATTATGAACTCTAAACCTTGCGCTTCATGCGTCAAGTTTCTGGAGAAGTGTATTAAGAAGTACGGGCTACTGAAAGTCATGTACTCCGACTCAAATGAGACTGCTCCCGAGTGTGCCCACCACGTAAGCGATAGCGACAGCGACCCCTGCTAGGATCGCAGCGCCCATATACGATGGAACACCTCCTGATGTGTACGTATTAGGAATATACTGGAGAATCAGCGACCGAGGCGTCGATAACGAAATAATCATGGCGGCTAAAAAGAAACCAAAATAGGTCATGAGATTTTTCATTGCGTACCGCATTGTCGAAAACACATGCTGGTTGCTGTGAAGTACAGCCGCAGGCTTGTGTGGCTGAGCATCCGAAAATCCGTTCGTTAAGAAAGGATCAGTGCCTCCGGTCACAATTGGAGCGAACGTCGTGGACTGAGGAAGTGAAGGATTCTGGACGGGTCCGGATCCCAGTAAATCACTCAAATCAGTTGCGCCTTCCATTTACTTTATTTAAATGAAGGTAATTCGCATTCAGCATCTTCCGCAACGTACTTAATGCATTTGTCTCCATGACGTACAACTCGCCCTTCAATTTCTCCAGCAGGAACTGATAGAGCCTGACGAATCGGAATAGGCCGATGAAACAGCATGATTGTCACACCCATTCCAATTAAGAACGAAAGAAAAGGTACGGCTCTCTCATTACGAAAAATTCCGATGATACGACTTATCATCTTTATTATTACTGAGAGGCGAGTAAATTGAGCGAGGTTTGTTTGCCGTCGCACGGGACATCTACTGCTTTGAACTTGACACATCCTGATGGGGTATGGAACGGTTTTGTCGAGTTTGGAGTAGGTACACCTTTTTCGTCGCGAGGAGGAGGTGAGAATACCGCGACAATGAGCATACCTACAATTGTACCCACAAACAACCACAGAAGTGATATCATTGTTCTTTTAGACGTTTATAATTTAACTCATCCGCTCAATTGCTACATATCCAGATGTGCTGCCAGAGCAATGAATCGCGGTTATGCGATATATGCGCGAGTTGGTATTATCAATCAAGTGAACAGTGATCATATCTCCTCCCGATGTTAATGTATGATATCGGAACACGAATCAATACAAATCCGACCAAAGTTCGATAAAATGAAAGCTTCAAGAGCTCCAGATGTTGAACCTGTAGTATACTTTGTTTCTTTGATTGGTTTGGGGATTCCGCATAACCAGTCGGGGCGATACGCTTTTCCAATAACTTTACGTCGTTTCGTTTCGATCCACAATGAAGTATCAGATGTCTTATTCACAAAACTTCGTTCTTTTCCAGTAGATTCATTGAACGGGAATCGGGAAATGTCGGGAATTTTAACTACAGGTTCAGCTTTGTATGAATACCATCCAAAGATGAATATGAGTGTTAGAGACAGCGTGGCTGCCACAAATGAGATATCGATCTCCATTACTTCCTCCGTACCGTATTAATTTAAATTATCACGCGACTCTCTGAATTATGTATGATATTACGTATCCTGAATATGTGGATGTACTTTCGGCTGTCAGCAGACTGAAGTATATATTAAATGCAGTAGAACTTGATGAGTCTACATTTATTAATCCAGACATAGTCACTGGAAATAATCCTGCCAAACTGGTAGTAAAATTTGAATATAGAAACGTTATTTCGGAAACATCATCTGCTTGCAAATAAGATTGTATAAAATCTCCAGCACTGGGTGTATCGGCAGTGACAAACCAGTTTACAGTTACAAGATAAGTTCCAATGCTGGGAACCGTGTATCCAATGGATCCCGATATATTCGAACCATAACTGAAATCACCAATGTATGTGTACGGAGATGATGTCACTAATGCGGTAACTGTGTAAGGACTGCCAAATGGTCCTGTTGGACCTATATCTCCCGTTGGGCCTGTATCACCTGTCGGTCCCGTTGGGCCTGTATCACCTGTCGGTCCCGTAGGTCCTGTATCACCAGTATTACCGGGAGGACCAGTGTCACCAGTATTACCGGGAGGACCAGTGTCACCAGTATTACCGGGAGGACCAGTGTCACCAGTATTACCGGGA